TATAGGAACATCTGTACCGAGCTTTTTAATGATAAGGCTTCTTGGAATAAATTAATTACGAACAACAATATTATGTTTGAATCTACTTCGTTTATTCGCGGAGCTACGTTTGATGATTCTATTATCATTGTAGATGAAATGCAAAATTTAACTTTTCATGAACTAGATTCAGTAATTACTAGAGTCGGTAAGAATTCTAAGATTATATTTTGTGGAGATTATAGGCAAACTGATTTCAGATTTGAAGATGAAAAAGAGGGGATTTTTAAGTTCATAAAGATTTTAGAACAAATGCGAAACTTCTCTACTATTCAGTTTGGATGGGATGATATCGTAAGATCAGGTATGGTGAGAGATTATATCATGACAAAAGAAATGTTGGAGATAGACTAATGATAGAAATATACGGAACTGCAAACTGCGTCTGGTGCGAACGCGCTAAAAAACTATGCGATGAAAATAATTTGCAATATACTTATAAAGCTATTGATGATATAAAAAACGGTATTGCTTTTATGGAAGAGTTTGTGCTTAAAGTACCTGGTGCAAAAACCGTACCACAAATATTCTGGAATGGAAAATATGTTGGGGGTCACAACGACCTTGCAATTGAAATTGAAAATACAAGAGAATTCGGCCAAGGAGGTTTTTAATGGCTAAGTTTGGGAGATACGATCCTCGCAATAAAAAGAAAGATCGAAACAAAAAACACTCGCTTGATAAAGATAATAGAATAAGAGAGACAGATTACTCTGCAGACTCTCAAGTATTATTACGTGAAGTCCTATATGAAGAAGATTATATAGAAGACGAGCCACAGCAATTAAATTCTTAAGTTACTGATATTAAACGAAACAAAAACGTGTACATTCCATTAGTTATAGTGTAGAATAATACTATAATTAAGGAGAAATATATGATTGATAATTTGAATAAAGTAATCCTCACAGATTGTGACGGAGTACTTATGAATTGGGAATATGCATTTAATACGTGGATGCAAGCTCATGGCTATGAAATGCTAGCTAGCGGCCCAGGTCATTATGATATGGGCGATCGTTATGGATTAACTAATGATAAAAAGAAAGAATTAGTTAAGTTTTTTAACGAATCAGCTGCTATTGGATTTCTTCCTCCTTTACGTGATGCTATGTATTATGTTGACTTACTGCATCGTAAGCATGGCTATGTCTTTCATATGATTACTTCTCTTTCGCTTGATCATAATGCTCAGGCTCTTCGTATTCAAAATACTAAAAAGCTATTCGGTGAAACAGCATTTGAAAAATTTATTTTCTGTGATACTGGTGCCGATAAAGATGAAGTACTAGAACCTTACAGAGACTCTGGTCTTCTGTGGTTAGAAGACAAAGTCGAAAATGCTGAACTCGGCGATAGGCTTGGTTTAGAAAGTGTTTTGATTGAACATGGTCATAATATGACAAATAGTAAATTCCCTTTAATGGCTAGCTGGAGTGATCTGTATGAATACATCGTTGGCTGAATTACTTTCAAATAGATATCAGTTTGAAGAAATTGTAAGTTTTAGAAAGACTTATGATTTACCTACGTATAATAGCGATATAGATAGCTTATATTATTTCCTAAATCACGGCGCAAAAAAGAATCGATTCCGTAAAAGATTCTTAGAAGCTTCAGATCTTGCTAAAAAGATTATAGAAAGTTATGAAAATGAAAACGCTAATTTACCAAGTATATACGGGCAAGAAGTCGAAACTGTATGATCACTGTACGGCTTCAGTAAAAGAGTATGCTAAACGCATCGGCGCTGACTATGAATGTCAGCGCACACCAATCTTAAGAATAAAGCCCGATATCTTTTCAACTAATAGGAGCAAAGAATCATATGAAAAATATGGTGGATTCCTTCCGATCTATGAGAAAGAAAATGCTTTCTCCTACCTCAAGTCGTACGATCAAATTGCTATTATTGACGCTGATATTTACGTACGGCCTAATTGCGAAGATTGCCTTTTTACCACTGTTGGCACTGCTGTTGATTTTGCTGGAGTATTAGAAAATACTGCACCTATCACTCAGGAATACAAAAACAAATTAAAAAATTATAGTAAAATGCAATACGGCATGAATCCGATTAGATCTAAATTTAATTGGTCAAATACTGGTGCAAACTTCTATAATATGGGTATGATGGTAATTAATAAATCTATTGAAAAATATTTAAGAGGTGAAACTCCTCATCAATTTTTAAATAGGCCAAGATTCAAACCATTTATTGACGGCGCTGGCGCTTGGAAGTGGTCAACAGATCAAACGCTTCTCAATGTGTGGGTTAAAGAAGAAAACATGAGAGTAAATAACCTTCATTGGAAATGGAATGGTCTATATACGGCTAATACTAAAATTAAAGAATGCAACTTTGTCCATTTCTTTTTAAAGGACAAACTTCCAAAGAAGGGTGAAGATGTAAATGAACTTATGAAAGCGATAGAATGAAAGCGGTCTGTGTATATACTGAACAAATTTCACAATCTAAGAATGCGGCTGACCGCTGTCTCAAGTCGTCTTATAAGTATAATATTGATTTAGAGTTATATCCCTCTGTATGGCACGAAGATATTGATTCTGCTGTAAAAGATTTAAATATTAATTTAAAATATAAACCAGTAAAATCTCATATGACCGATTTTGCAAATAAAACGGCACCTTGTACAAGAATTGCCAATGGTATAACTCATTTTAAATTATATAGACATGCAGTAAAATTTGATGAAGCTGTTATGATACTTGAACATGATGCTTACTTTATAGGACAACCACCCGATCCTATAGATGATGGGATAATTCAAATATCTTGTACTAAAAATCAATGGAATTCTAAAAATTTATATCAATGCAGTCGCGCTAATAAAATGAAAAAATACGAACCGAATAGACATTATGATCATGATTGGGATAAGAAAACAGGTATTATAAAACATCCTCTTTCTGGCATGAATGCTACTGCAGGGTATATTGTAGGCCCAAAAGCCGCCCAAAAAATGGTTGAATATATAGAAAGAGATGGTGTAGGTTTTGCTGATAGAGTAAGAAGCGCTCATATTGGAGAAGGAAATCTATATTTACAGGCACCGCAAAGTGTAATGTGTGATCATATTGTTGCATCTATTGGAGTAATATAATGTTAGATAAATTATTTAAAAAATACAACTGTGATAAAAGTACCTTACAGCATAATTATGTAAAAGAATATGAAGCGCACCTTTTGTCGTTAAGAGAAAAAGAAATTAATATTTTAGAAATTGGAATATGGAAAGGAACTAGTTTAGAAGCCTTTCATGATTATCTTCCTAATGCACAAATTTATGGAGTTGATATATTTACTCGTGTATCTGAAAAAGATATACCGGTGCTCAAGCGAGATCGTGTACATTGGATGAAAGCTGATAGCACACAAGAAAATCTTACTAAAAAAATTATTCAGCATTTTGGTGATATTAAGTTTGATGTTATTATTGATGATGGGCTACACACCCCGGAAGCAAATCTTAAAACATTTAATAATTTTTTCCCGCTCCTTAAAGAAGACGGAGTTTATTATGTTGAAGATGCATGGCCAATTGATATTCTTACTACAAAAGAAATGGAAAATAAATGGTTAAAGGACCGACCTGAAAAATATAATATGTTTAAATTCATGCCATTCTTATCTGAAATTAAAAAACATAATGTAACAAGACTTGACTTTCGGAAGATGTCAAATCAGGATGATAGCTATATTTTTAAAATAGAAAAAAAATGAAACCCGAAGATTTAAAAACACTATTTGCAGATGGAGTATCTGTAGTAGGAAATGCAAAATCAATATTACGAAAAACACCATTAGCCCATGAAATTGATTCGCGGCCTACTATAAGATTTAATTGGATCGATTTAAATCACACGAAATATACTGGATCTAGAAAAGATTGTATATGTACAAATATTCCGCAAAAAATTAAAGAAGTTGAATATAAAATTTTAATAGGAAAAGTAAAAGATTCAAGGTTTGATTTTTTTCGTTATACGGATGATCTATTATCTAACTTAAGGAAAAATCTAAGTAAAAAGCCTTCAAACGGTATTCGAATATTATATTTGCTTGATTATCTAGAAATAAAAGATGTACACATATATGGATTTGACTGGAAAGAAACACCTTCTTTAATTAAGAAAACTAGAAAGTCGACTGCAGAAAATGAGCACCATAATTATCAACAAGAAAAAGCTTTTTGTTTAGAATTAGTTCAACAAAATAATTGGAAGCATTATTAATGATTACAGAAAATTATAAAAAGCAACTATCAAACATACATAAAAAAAGTAATTGGGGTGCTAATTCTAGATTATCTTCACCGAAGGTTCATAATATACCGGAATTAATAAAAAGATATAATGTTGAAACTTTAATTGATTTTGGTTGCGGTCAAGGTGGTGTTCATAAGTATTTAGAAAAAAAATATAATTTAAAAGATGCAACTGGTTATGACCCCTGTGTTAAAACATATGAAGTCTTACCGCAAGGCGTATTTGATATGCTAATATCATTAGATGTTTTAGAACATATTGAACCAGATTTTATTGATGACACTTTAAAATTAATAAACGATAAATTTAAAAAAATATCTTTCTTAAATATTCATACTTCTAAAGCTAAACTTATCTTGCCAGATGGGCGTAATGCGCATTTAATTCAGGAGCAGCCAGAATGGTGGAAAGAAAAAATTAGTCAGTTTATTGAAGGTAATATTATTGAAGAACGTTGGTTGCCATTTAATAAAAATAAACATAAAAATCCTGTCAACTATCTATTTGTAATTGAAAAATGAAAACGTATGCTATAGTAATAAAAGATCATAGTATCTCAGAACTCGGTTATAAAAAATTATGCGAGAGTTCTAAGGTAGTTCAAAATGACTTTGAGATAACAAAGTTTAACGCTATTATTCCTGAGCGAAATAAAGATTTAATGAAACGCCATAATATTGAATGGAATTACCCATGGTCTGGTCAAGTTTCTGATTTTGCTACAGGTCTTACTAAGTCTGCATATAAAACAGTTAATCCTCAGGCAAGAATAGCATGTGCTTTAAGTCATTGGACATTATGGAATAAGGTTGCAAGCGATAATAAGACGGCCCTAATATTAGAACACGATGCGTGTTTTACTACAAAGCTTGATATAACTATATCAAAAAAGTTTAATATCTTAGGAATTAATAACCCATTGGGGTGTACAAGACTGGCCAAAGTGTATTATAATAAAATTCTAGAAAATAAACAAGAACAACAACTCGTACCATGGATTGATTCACAAAATATTCCTCAGGGGCTGGCTGGAAATAGCGCATATATAATTACGCCTGCTGGAGCTAAGCAGATGCTTAAACTAGTAAAAGAATTTGGCCTATGGCCGAACGATGCGATTATGTGTAGACAACTAGTTACGGGTTTAGGTGTTAGTAGAAATTTCTATACTACTGTTCAAAAATTAAGAAGTACAACTACATCATGAAAAGTTTTGTTATAGCGATAAAAGATTTACCTGAATCAATCCAGGCTGCAAAAAAATGCATAAGATCTGGAAATAGGCATGGCGTTGATATAGAATATTTTGATGCTATAACTCCTAAAAATACTGACGTATATGCTAGAATGCATGAATTAGGATTGCCTTTATATTTTAAAGAAATATATTCTAGAAAAGATAATTGTATAGCAGCCTTTCTTTCACACTATTCATTATGGGAACAGTGTAAAGAATCTGGAGAAGAATATCAAATATTTGAACATGATGCAGTAATAGTTAACGATATTCCAAAAACACTTAATTATTTGGGTTGCATAAGTTTAGGAAAACCTTCATACGGAAAATTCGTTACACCTTCTACTATTGGTGTAAATACTTTAACTTCAAAAGAATATTTCCCTGGAGCACACGCATATAGAATAACGCCAAAGGGAGCGAGTTTATTAGTAACTGAATCTAAAAATTCTGCATGCCCTACTGATTTATTCTTAGATATAAGAAGATTTCCATTTTTGCAAGAATACTATCCATGGCCTGTAGAAGTAAGAGAAAGCTTTACCACTATTCAATCAGAGCGTGGCTGTTATGCTAAACACGGATACAACAATGAATACAAAATTATCTAATCTTTTTATCACCGGTTGTGATACTAATACGCAATGGCAATTGCCATGGTTTGTAGAAAACTTTAAAAAGCATAATCCTAATGCCGAGTTAATGATATACGATTTTGGAATGAAAGATAACCCATATCCAGAATTAAGTGTGCCCTTAAAAAGTAGTGATAAGGGTTGGTTTAAGAAGCCATCAGCGATGATGAAAAGTACACTCGTGGCAGATAAAGTTTGTTGGCTTGATACAGACTGTGAAATAAGAAAAAATATAGAAGATATATTTGATCAAACAGAAAAAAATAAAATATGCATGGCAGAAGATACTCCTTGGACATCTCGGCGTGGAGGCAAATGGTATAACTCGGGAGTTGTTGTATATGAAGGAACTCCTACTATATTAGCGCGTTGGGCAACTGAAATAGCCTATAGACCAGAAAGAGGTGATCAGGAAGTATTACACGCCATGTTAGATGACATGCAGAAGTTTATACATATTAAAGATCTTCCAAAAAAATATAATACGCTTCGACTCGATCTTATAGACGGATCGCAGCCTAAACAAATTAGCGTTATGCATTGGACTGGTCAAAAAGGTAATGATGAAATAAGGAAACAAATGAATGAGTAAAGTCGCTCATGTAATTGGTAACGGAGATATGGCTTCAATGTACAAGCCCTCTAAAGGTTTAAAGATTACTTGCAATATTCCTCCGTTTATGGTTAATAATGTTTATGCAACAGCTATTGTAGATTTTAAAATGTGCAAAGCTATCCATGAAGAAAGCGTTACGGTTCCGGGCGAATGGGTGTGTGGTTTTAGACCAAAGAAGTGGAGTGAAATGAATCCTGCATGGTACATGAAATATTCACCTCAGATCAAAGAATTTTATACTGTGTTACCAAAATATTGTAAAAATTACACTGACTTTAATTGTGGTCATTTTGCAACGCACTGGGTTGCTAATAAACTAAAAGCGACTGAGATCCATATGTATGGATTTGATTCTATATTTGATTTTACTGCTAGAAGTTTCACTGATTTGGTTCTTAATTCAGATAGAGGAAATACTAATAACCTTAGATTAATGAATAATTGGCGACCAATTTGGCCTTCAATGTTTAGAGAATTTCCAGATACTCAATTTGTACTTTATCATAAGCATGCTGATGCAAAGGTTAAACTTCCAGAAAATGTTGAAATAAGAACAAAAAATTAAAATTAGCCGTGTACATTACTTTTCAGACGTTGTAAGATCTGATTATGATGATGATAGAATTTCAAAATATACGCTCTGTTAAGTTTCAAGATTTAATCTGCGACGTACTAGAGTTTGGCCGAAAAAAATTATTTCCACGTCATAAACACGTTTATATAAATATTATTGCAACGCGCAATAGAGGAGTATATGGCGACTGCATGTATGAAGACGATCGTGACTTCACGATTCGCTTTGACACAACCCTTCCCCAGAAAGAAATCGTAACAACACTTTTGCATGAACTCGTTCATGTCAAACAATATCTCTATAAAGAAGAGATGAATTACGATCTTCCGTATGATGAAAGGCCGCATGAAATCGAAGCGCTTGCAAAAGAGAAACAACTAACGGAGGCTTACTATGGCCGCACGTAAAAATAATCAGTTATTTGATAAAGATTGTGGAGACGTAATTGATGACAATTTAAATATGACGGTGCCTTGGTATCTTATGGCAGCATACGCTTACTATGAAGAGGATCGTCCTATATTATCAGATAGCTATTTTGATAGACTAGCAAAGAAAATGTTAGAATATTGGGATATGATCGATCATTTTCATAAGGATAGTATAAGTAAAGAAATGTTAGAAGCGGGTACATTTTTAGGTGAGTATCCAAGCAGAGTAAAATATGGGCTTCAAGCTTTAAGAGGTAAAGATGGCAGATAGCGACGATCCTTGTGATGACGTTGTTGGTAATAATTTAACGGGTTGGGTAAAAACCAATAAAGAATATAAAAAAGAAGAAAAGGAAACAGTACCACTTTCATATGCTCGTTTTGAGCACGGATAAAAAAATTATAAGCCGTTGTTTACAAACAAAACAAAAGCGCGTAAAAGTGAAAATAAACGTGTACATTGCTTTCTACATGCTGTATAAAGGTTATATCAAAAGGAGAAAACAATGTCAAACTTCGGAATCAACTTTGTAACTGCTTGTTCAGGTGGCCTTAACTTTCGTATTCAAACTGCTGAAGGTGAAATCGAACGCCGCGCAGATGATACAGCCGATGGTGTATACTGGGTAGAGCGTTATGGTATTGCTTCTGATTGTTATCTTTCTTCAGATATGGATTTTGCATCTGAAGAAGGTTTTGCTGATGACGATGGAGCTAAAAAGTTTTTAAGCCGTATCATGAACAACGTATGTGAGGCGGCTTAATGTTTAGCCTCAATACACTTCTTAATGGCATGACAATCGCCGGTCTTTTCTTTGCAGTAGGAGCTATCTTATAATGTTTGATTCTGAATTCGTAACCGCCTTTGAAAAAGCATGTAATAACTATGTTAACCAAACTCCTGATGGAACGGTTATATGGGATTATGTGGAGTCTGATTTGGCTCTTGATGGTTGGATCGAAAAGTTAGGTAAAAACTTCGATTCGTTCTTTGACGATATGGCAGATCAATTTCTTGCAAATAAGGAGTCAGTGTAATGGAACCTTGGATTCAAGAAACCCGTAATGGCTTTGATATTGCTGAAGAAGAAATCAATCGCCTTGAAGCTTTACCTTTTCAAGGTGAGCAGTCTTGCATGGTTCAGGTAGATATGAAGAAATGGGCTCAGAAAGCGGGTATGTGGCCTATGTCACAATATACGCATATCATTGATGCACATGCTAGGCATCGTGGTTGGACTCAGCAAGGATTTACTGGAATGGAGATTGTTCAATGAAAATAAATGATTATTCAAATATGGCAATGGATATTCTGTTTCATAAATGGCACTTGCCTCTAAAGAATGGGAAGGCTAATCGTGAAAATATTGAAGAACAGATAGTCGTTGGCATATATAATAAAGACCTTGCGCCAATACTTCAAGAAGAAGTTGACCTTGTTATAGACTTGGTTGACGAATTGGTTGCCGATTATGGAGAAAAAACATGAAGCTATTATTAGCTACTACCGCATTATTCGCCGCTACTTCTGTTTCTGCAGAAGTATCTGATATTAAGATCTTTGATCATAATAAAACCGTGACTCAATCTGTTCCTGTATCTGAACGGCGATGTCAAGATGTACAAGTTCCTATTTACCAGCAAGGCCGTCAAGCCTCTGGAGGTGATGTATTACTTGGCGCAATCTTAGGCGGTCTTATTGGCGGTACCGCATCCGGTAAAGACAGTGGTGCTGCTATAGGCGCTTTAGGTGGTGCTATCGTGGCCAACGAATCAGCTAAAGGGACTAAGGTAACTGGATATGAAACTCAGCGTCAGTGTAATGATGTTGTGGTATATCAGAATTCTAATGTGAGTGTATATAGTCACTCGACTATAAGATTCTATATTGACGGCAAGCGATATGTAGTGCCGTTTGAAAGGTAAGGTAGAAAATGATTGTAATAATTTTAGCGTTGTTTGCTCATGATAACCAAGAGTTCTTTGCTCTTTCTCATCAGCAGCAACAAGAAGGTTATCAGTGGGAAATGATTGAAGAAGGTTGTCGTCCTCCTGGTGAAGGAACTCTAGCTCTTATAGATGGAGATGGTAATGTTTGTTGGCAGCTTGAAAAGCCAACTGAGTAATATAATGGACACGTAGCTCAGCTGGATAGAGCAAGTGCCTTCTAAGCACTAGGTCGAGGGTTCGAATCCTTCCGTGTTCGCCAATAAGGAGAAACTAAATGGAAGTAGCAATAATTTGGTTTTTGTCTATGTACGGTATGGGCGAATATATCAAGAAAGTGGATAACCACAACAAAACTCTTGGTGCATATATCGCCCGTGTCGATGAGGAAATGAATAGAATAGACGAGCAGCATGTAGATCTAGCAGTAGCTTATGCTGCATTTAGAGCTCGTCAAGTAGTTCAGCAAGAGAATCTCCAAGAGAGAATCCAACTGCTGGAAGGCGAATGAGGAAAGCCTGCAATATCGCAAACGTACTCAAGCAAACCCTAAGTAAGGAAGTGGCCCTCTAGCTTAGGTCGGTAAAAGCACTGGTACCGTAAGAAAACCCAGTCGGTTGTTGCATACGTCAAATGCAAATAGAAGGGGAGGCATCTGCAGAAAGCCTCCCCTTTGATCTATGGAGAATATAAATGCTAGACCATCACCCTGAAGATACTTCTATATTTACGGCTAAATCAAAATGGAGACTTGATTTATTAAAAGAAAAAATATATTTTACAGATTTTTATCAAGAACACAAAGATGCAGATTTAAATTATGATCAGATGTGTGAGATGATGAGAATACCAGATTGGGACGGCGACCCAGAAATAATCTATGAAAAATTAAAGATGTTGCCAAAAGCGTTAGAATTGCATAAGACACACGCTGGCCTATATCGTCAAAGATTTTGGCATTGGGAACCAATAGAAACACATCTGGAAAATGTTAAGAAACAATTAGAAATAGTTAAAAAATTAAATACTGTAAAACGCTGGCAAGATTTTCCTGACGCTAAAATAGAAATAGTTGATCATCATAAAATTTGTAATGCGGCATATGATTGTCTTGCATATGAAACTTGGGATGAAGGTCTCGAATTAGTAGACGAAGTATTAAAATTTTTTGATACTGTATATCCGGCTTCTGTAAAGAAAGATATTAATACTCCTTTGCCACCGTGTGAAGTATTTCAAATACCATACAATGTATTTAATACTGATAGAGCTAATTGGGAATGGCCAAGAAGAAGAGTCTCGTTTACTACTGTTAAAGGATGCATATATAAACACCTTAAGCAGTATGATCTATCAAAAGAAGCCTTTTCATATTATCTCGATGACGTATGGAATACAGCATCAGCTATGACACAGTGGAGATCATTAGAAAGCGGATTAGAAATCTGGGAGTTTGATAAAGATCCGGCTATCGAAGAAAAATTATTATGGTTTTTTAATAATATACAAAAAACTAGAGTCGGGGCTCATTTTGAAGGAGTACCTGAAGGACTATTAATCATGTATATGTTTTATGAAATTTACCTTGGAAAAGAAATTAAATGAAAATAGACAGAGCAGTTATTGAAATAAACGGAGGCTGTAACTATACTTGTCAGATGTGTCCGCAAACGAATAAAGACGGATCAACTGGCGCCCGCGGAAAAAATTGGCTAACTAAAATGTCTTTAACAGAGTTTGAAGATAGCGTTGCACAATGCGCAGAAGCTGGTCTTAATGTGGTAAATCTTGAAGGATCTGGTGAACCTACGCTTAATAATAATCTTCCAGAATATATTGCCATCGTAAAAAAATACGGTGCTAAAGCATTTATGTTTTCAAACGGAATGAAAATGTCTGGTCAATTTATGAAGGATGTAATCGACGCTGGAACAGATTTCTTTAGATTTTCAATGATTGGTTACAACGAAGAAAAATATAAAGAGTGGATGAATAGTCCCTTCTTTAATAAAGTCTATAAGAACTTAATAGAAACTCAGGAATATGTAAAGTCTTCAGGATCAGATGCTGTTATAGCTACCTACCATCTTATTCTTGATAATACTAATATTGATTATGAAGTCGAGCAATATCGAAAAATAGTAGATAGCGCTGGTGTTAAAACTGAAATATGGAAAATGCATAATTGGAGTGGAGTATATGAACCAGACTATGGTAGAGAAGGTACTACAAAAACCTGTGGTCGTCCTTTCAGTCCTGATGTCGTCATACGTGCTGGCGGTATTGATAGCAATCGGGGTGCTATACACCCATGCTGCCAAGTGCTCGGACGAGACGATGAAGCCGTCTTGGGGCACATGTCTAAGAATACCTTAGAAGAAATTTGGTATGGAGATAAATATAATCAATTGAGAGTTGATCATAAATTAGGTAATTATCCTTCGTATTGTCATGGGTGTGATTTTCTAATTGATGATCCAGAAGTTTTAGTTTATACTAACCATGAAAGAGATTTATATAAAATGCATGGTACTGATTTTGATTTGAATGACTACAGATGAAAATATTAATGGCATATCCTAATCTACCGCTAATGATGTCTCCGGCCATTAGCGTAGCTATATTTAACGCTATTTGTAAAAAGAGAGAAGTTGAATATAAAGTATTCGAAACTACGGAATACTCTGATGAATATTCCAATCGTCATATTAAACTCGCTAAGTTTGGTGCTAATCGTGGTAATGAAAAAGACGAAAGAGATAGTGAATATTTTAATGTAAAACCAGAATCACAAATTATTCCTGACTTTTTAGAAGTAGTTGAAGATTACAAACCTGACATTATCGTTATGTCTATGCAAGAAGACGTATTCCATGTCGCAGAAAAACTATTAGAAGCTATTGAAGATAAAAATATTCCACATCTAATTGGCGGAGTATTTCCTTCTCAGGCCCCAGAGGTAGTTCTTAAATCTAAATTTATTAATCATATAGCGGTTTATGAAGGCGAATATACTTTTGATAAAATGATTACTGCTTGGCAAGAAGGAAAGCCTATTTCTTCTGTCGATGGAGTTTGGTGGAAAGACGAGACTGGAAGAGTTCGTAGAAATAAACCAAACCCACTATGTAATGTAGATGATATTATTCCTGACTTTAGTTGCTATGAAGACAAACGTTGGCAAAGGCCAATGGGCGGGAAACACTTCTATAGAGCCGTAAGTATGGAAACATATAGAGGTTGTCCTTATAAATGTACGTATTGTAATTCACCGGGAACTCGTGAACTTGCAAAGAAATTTGATCTCGGTAATTATATGAGACGCAAGGATGCTGATACTATTAAGAGAGATCTTGATTATTATATTGAGCATATCGGACCAGATCTCATTATGTTTCAAGATGATAGCTTTCTGGCAAGACCAGCTAAAGAGATATTTGAATTCTGTGAAATGTGGAAAGAGTATAAGATTCCATTCTGGTTTAACACTCGAGTTGAAAACTGTAAGGCAGAATATCTTGAAGCTTTAAAAGAAGCTGGTGTACATCGTATGACTTTTGGTTTAGAATCTGGTAATGCAGACTATCGTAAAAAATATTTACTACGCCCTATGAGAGATTCAGTATATGAAGATTACTTACATATTATTAATGAAAGCAATATTCCTTATAGTTTAAACGTTTTAGTTGGCATGCCATATGAGACCAGGGAGATGGTTATGGACAGCGCCAGAATGATCAGGAAAGCCCGTGGCTACGATGGACTTACCGTATCGATGTTTCAGCCGTATCATGGAACTAAACTAAGAGATATGGCAGTTGAAGCCGGATTTATGGATCCCAACCTTATTTTAAGTGGTGGGTTTCTCGATAGTTATTTCTTACATATGCCTAAGCCTTATCTGCAGAATGAAGAAGTATTTACTCTTAATAAGGCGTTTGCATTATATGCTTACTATGAAGAAGACATGTGGCCTCTGATCCGCAAAGCAGAAACCGATGAAGAACTCTTTACAAAATTGATGGATCAATATAAAAAAGAATTCTATATCGGAGATTACCAAATAGGTGGCAGAGAAAGAATTGATCATTTAAATGGTTGTGTTAAACATGATCCATCTTCAACTTACGTTTTTGAGGTTGCTTGATATAAATATAGTTTAATCATAATAATAAAGATAGGTTAAACTATGGCAATGAATCAAAATAAGTACGACGTAACTGTAATAAAAGTAGTAGATGGCGATACCGTCGATGTAGATATCGATTTGGGTTTTGGCATCTGCTTGAAAGACGAACGTGTAAGAGTGATGGGTATTGATACTCCTGAATCTCGTACATCCGATAGAGTTGAAGACTTATTTGGTGAAGCTGCAAAGGCTCGTTTGAAAGAACTTATGAAGAACGGCGGGAAACTTATCACTACAGAAGATAAGCATGGCGAAGATATGAAAGGTAAGTTCGGGCGTATTCTTGGAGATTTTGAAGTAGACTATCACGGTGAAATGAAACGTGTGACAGAGATCATGGAATTAGAAGGCCACTGCGTACCTTATTTTGGTGGAAGTAAAGAAGAAACTCAAGCGGCCCATATGGTTAACAGAGCTCGTCTCATTGCTGAAGGTATAGTATCACAGGAAGATGTTGATGCGGCCCAAGCTAAAATGGATAAGAAAAAGAAATGAGTCAGGAAGAATTAGAACGTTATATTGCTAAGTATAAAGAACACGAAGCAAATAGAACTTCTACTTTTGAACGCAATGAATATTATTGGCAAAAGCTAATGGAGAAAAAATAGTGTCAGAAGATTTATTTGATTTTGGTTTTACGGCAGTTGATGAGTCAGAACTCGAAGCTGTTCAAAAGGCAACTGCAACCGCACAAAAAGTAGAGTCAACCGCTAGTACAACTCAAGAGAAACTAGATTCGTTATACAATGCTATAACTCCTTTGTTGAATAACTTGAAAGCTAATCCAGAAAAAGAGTATATACTTTGGCCAAATAGACTGGCCAAAGTAGAGGCCTTTGAAGGCAAGTTACAAGAAATATATTCTAGTTAAGATTTATCTTTTCCCTTGGAATAAGCTTGAGCACCAAAGAAAGCTGCTACTAAACCCGCAATAGCTACAAAGTATGTAGGAGCAATATCTCCGATTACTTTAGCAGCGCTGTCTACACCAAATATAGTTGTAAGTAAAATAAGTACAGGATATAAAAGCATACCCCACAGGGCGAACCATGCCATAGATCTAATTTGATCTTCTTTGGCATCTTCGTTCTCTTGCATTTTCTTTTTGTGTTCCCACTCTGCAATTTCTTTAGCTCGAGCCATTTCTTCGTCAGTGATAATTCCATCGCCATCCGTATCAAGATGAGCGTAGATAGAATCAGCCTGCATCATTTTGGCTTCTTCTTTTTTAGATTCTTTGGTTGCCATTTCTACTCCAAACGCGTTTTTCTCAGCCATCGTTATATGGCTCTTCCTCTAGCATATACACATCATTTGAATCACTACCTCCGGTAATAGCATTACCAAATTCAGCTGCGGCCCAAGTCATTACTAGAATTGCTAATAACCCTATAAAGACCCACTTCATTTTCATATCATCGACGATCATTTTAATTCCGATCATCTCGTTGCCAAGAACTCGAAACTGTAATTCCATTTTACCTTCAGGTGTAAGATCATCAGGATTTACATTAGTTAATTTATCATCAGCCATTCATACCCTCCTTTTTGTGGTATGAATTATTTATAAATAATTGTTATGGAGATCAAATAAAATGCAAGAGCGTTATCATAATTATGTACTTAGAATGTTGAAAGAGGAACGTGATGAATTACAAAGAAATGAATTGGCTACAAATAGACACAGTGTTGTGGGGAATGATATCGACTTGGAATGGCAAGAATCTCGACAAACTGTTAAAGAGTATTTCCAAAAGATTTAATTGGACTGAGAAGCAAACAAAAGTTGCTTGTCAAATACATTTTAACGTGTACATAAAAAGAAATATGTGATAGTATAATCCTATGTGAAGGAGTTATCATGAATATTTTCATACTACATAAAGACCCAAGAATTGCGGCTGAACTACAATGCGATAAGCACGTAGTAAAGATGATTGTGGAATCTGCTCAGATGTTATCCACAGCGCATCGTATGCTAGATGGCTATATGGAAATGCGACCATCTAAATCTGGTAAGCGCATGGTCAAATATTGGGTCCATAAAAATAATAATCTTGAAAATGTATTGTATCGTGCTGTTCATCACGGACATCCTTGTACCGTATGGACAATGCAAACGAATGCTAACTATGAATGGCATTACAAACACTTTGTATCCTTATGCGATGAATATCAACATCGCTATAATAAAGTGCATTCAACCGATACTCTTCTTCGAGAAGTATTACGTCGTCCACCTACAAATACTAATTGGTCAAATCTATATACGCCATTTGCTCTTGCTATGCAGCATGAACCGCAATGCATCCACGAAGATGATCCGGTTCGTTCATATCAAGAGTATTACCAAACCAAACAAGATAGATTTAAAATGGTTTGGACAAATCGCAACGTACCTGAATGGTTCAAGGAGGTAGCATAATGTTAGAAAAAAATAAGTCAAAAGCAAACCGCATGCTCAGATCAACTGCAGCAAGAACTCGTCGTAAAACACGGAAAGCTATGATGGAAGCTCGAACATTATCTCTATTTGCCCGCCTTAAAAGATTGCGACGAAAAAAATCATCAAGTAGTTGAAAACAAACAAAAAGAAAATCACTTAGTTCGGCGCTTTTTTGTGTACATTCACTTCGTAATAGTGTAGTATGTATATATGAAAAGGAGAAATACTATGGAATTTACTTACTCAGATGATCTTTGGTCAGACCTTCACAAAGACGTTCATGGCTTCCGGCCTTCTGAAATTTTCATGAAAAACCTTTTAGCGTTTGACGATGAAACAAAGCAAAATCTTTGGGATGCTCTGTGTGAGCAACTCGAAGAAAATACTAAAGCTGAGAAAGCAGCTGAAGTAGTTGCTATCGAGAAGTTCGAAGCTCGTATCAAAGACATCATCGAGCTTGGTGCTGGCAATCGCACTAACGCTCTTTTGTGGATGATTGGTACGGAGACCTTCTACCACATTCAAGATGTTGAGCACTTTGTCTGGGAGCAAGGTATTTTGTTTACTAATTATGGTAAGTTGCTGGTCAATGAACTATCAAAGATTTGCAATTATAAGGATTATGACTATGCGTAAAGGTTTATATTGGAAAGTCGAAGCCTTCTTTTTTAAGAATGGCGAATATCAATTGCAACATTTTATTTCTGGTATGACTCATAAAAAAGCTCGTGAATACTATTGGCAATTGCACGATACTAATGAATATGCCATGCTTAAAATGACTTGTCTTGATGGCAGTAAAGCTTATACAATTGAAACGGAGGTAGCATAATGTATGATCTAGATGTAATTGTAAAAGGTGATGAACTTCCTCGTCACGGTTCGCCTCAAGATCGTGGCAGTGCAGATGCCTATTATGGTCGTCCATATGATCCACATTATTATGTTGGTTCTACATATCAATCTGAACGTGTTGGAAAAGATAATATGACTATCGGTGAGATCGAAGCCTACAAGTATGGTCATGATAACGAAGAAGATCGAAAGGATTGGGGATAATGGAAAAATCAATATATGGTGTTGTAATAACCATAGTTGTTATTCTGTGTATACTTTATCTGTGGCACATCTGGTCAGATTGTATGGATGAAAATTCTTGGTTAACTTGTGTCAGAATGTTGAGTAGATGATTAGCGTGAATGGCAAGATTTTTAATTGCCTCTATAATGCAATAGAGTATCGAGATTACCTTGATGCTCATTATATAAAAGTGATATGGAATGTATACAGTTGAATTTGATGAGGACGAAACTCTCATTACGATCTTAGACGATAAGGGAAAATACGATGACGTTTCGGTTTTTCTTTACGACGATGTAGTTTATATTCGTCAATGGAATGAAAAGGATGATAGATTTCAGGTTATAGCTTTCACCGATATGATGTATCTAAAATTAATGTCAGCATGGACTTCACCAGAAGGCGCATTCATTCTAGAAAAAAAATGATAAGTGATTGATTTTAAACGAAACAAAAACGTGTACATTGCTTTCTACATGCTGTAGGATGGTTATATTAAATGAAGGAGAATACTATGAAAACTGCAACTACTCAATCTGATCGTCTTGCTCTTATCAAAGAAATCGCTGAGCGTAAGAAAAAAATGTCTAAGATCCGTAAACAGTCTGCATCAGTTATCTCTCGTGCCAAACCTGTTTCACGTAAGAAACAAGATCTTGACATTCCTAAAGAGTCTAACATGTATCACTGGACTGATGCATCTAAATATGCCAAAGAATATTATGGAGAAACAATGTTCGAAACAACTCGTTACGATAACGATTGGGATTGAGTCTAAAGACTCTTTTCCTCATACGTCCGTGCAGAGGGCAGGCCACCTGAAAACACAATCTCGCGAGAATAATTCGCCTGTGAAATATCAGTGTCGTGAAAACGTGGAGATATTAGTTTCAATCAAACTAGAGCGGCAACGTCAATAAGGCCGTGCGGAGAGATTGGATATACTAGGGGCGTATGAGGAAAGGAGTTTATTATGAGAACTGTACACTATGTAGGGATGGATCACGACACTTATACTCGAGCTCATAGAGTATTCGGTGGTCCTGCTTACTATCACAAACATATGGACGCTAGAGTCTATAGTGAAGTTGGTGATAGTGATGTTGTTATAGTAGGTGATCCTAGAATGCACAAGTATGTATGGGATGCATCTGCAGTTGATAGGAGGTACACAGATTGATTTTTAGTACTAGTCTCATTGATACTCAGGACCATTGGATGGTCGGTACTGAATGGATTTATGCCAAAGGTACTGTCACCATGCATCCTGAGGGTTTCAGTTGTTCTTGTAAGAAAGCACCACGTAAACCGTGTAACCATATTCGTAATGTTAAGTTGCGCATCTATGGCACATTCGATCAGCATTATAAGGAGGCAGCATAATGTCTATGCATATGATTAGAGGAGTTCAAGTCCATGGTGTAGGGAAACGCCAAAAGGCGAAACGAAAATCGAATAAATTATTAAAGGCGGAAGCCGAACATCAAAAGTTTCTAGATAAACTTGTTTCAGGTAAGTCAAGTTATAGGCCTGACTTACCTGACTATAATTGTGGTCCTCGTATGACGAGTGATCGTATAGCAGGCAATGGTCTTGCAAAAGAACGTAGTCGCTATACAGGTGATGAAATCGCTGGTATTGTAGTTACACATAAATCAAATCTAATGCCAGTTCGTAAAGATAACAAACAAGCAGCGATAGATGCTGCATCAATGAGGAGATAATAATGTGGGTAATTAAAGTCGATATGCATGGTCGACCAACTAATGCCGTAATGCGGCGTATGGAAAATTGTAAGCTTGATCTTGATTCTCATGAATCTCGTTCTAAGTTCGGGTATTGCTATTTAGATTATTTAGTCAAATGAGCGATTATCAAATTGCGCTTATGGACCGGAGAGTTCAATATCTCGAAGGCAAGATACAGGATTGGGAAAAGGTCATTGATATACTAATGGCCGACCCTACTTTTATGCATACTTTAGGTGTAAAGGAATTAAAAAAGAATCAAAATAAAAATATCGATTTATCTTATAAAGTAAAGGATCCTTATAAATGATTGACTCAAGTTCTCGTGACTATATGGTTGCTGAATTAAAAAAACGTGAATGTCGTGTGATATTCAAAAAAGTAAATGGCGAAGAACGCGATATGATTTGCACTTTGCAAGAAGAAATGTTACCTCAGCAAGTCGACATTGAAGAAGCAATTCAAAAAAAGAAACCAAATCCTGACGTCTTGGCAGTATGGGATATAAAGGCTAAAGGCTGGCGATCATTTCGCGTTGATGGTGTGCTCTCTTTTACTTAGTATAAATAGTATTTCATAAGGAGAACTATATGTTGTACATTGATCCAAATGTTGCTATATGGCTTTTATTCTTTGGAGCTTCTGCATGCGCCTTTATGGTTGGAAAATTATTCACTCGCGTCGATCAAGAAACTATTATTGATAGGACTATTCAAGTTTTAATTGATAGAGATTTCGTTAAATATAAAATTCTTGATGATGGCGAAATTGAGTTATTGCCAGTAAACGACTAAACCATTGATTTTAAATAAAACAAAAACGTGTACATTGCTTTCGTAATGTGGTAGAATAGTATTATTATATTATGATGGAGATGAACATGGCACGTAAGTCTAAATTAGCTCAAATGCGTGAAGAGCTTGCATTAAATTCTAAAGTAAAAACTGTTAAACAGCGAAAGAAACGTAAGTTGACAGAAGAACAAAAAGCAGCTTTAGTTGATCGTATGGCCAAGGCGCGTGCCGCTAGAGGTCCAGCAAAAAATCTTTCTATTCACGAGTCTATCCGAACTTTAGGTGATGATCATTTCTTATCACCATCTAAAGTTAAAGATTGGATTAAAACTCAGAAAGATTTACTTGCTTCTTTGAAAGAGCATAAAGATTCGAAGGATAAAGGCCTTAGATCTTTATATTGGCAAACAGAAACCTATATCACTAATTTACAAAAATATCTAAATACTGGAGTTTATCTTGACAATAGATATGGTGATGAAAGACAAGGGAAAATATCTTACAGATGTACAACAATGGCCTATTATGCTGACGGAACTCCAAAACGTACAGTCGGAGTATGGTATCCAGATATTGGACAAGAATACACCACAGAAATGGCATCGGAGGATTATGCCCGAGCAAAAAGAATTTCTAACAAAAAGTGAATTCGCTAAATTAGTTGAGTCTACAGTGAAAGCACATCAATCATCTTACATGGATGCTATTATTCATCTCTGTGAAAAGAATGAAATCGATCTTGAGGAATCACGAAAGTTTATTTCTCCGATCATAAAAAATAAGTTAGAGGCAGAAGCAATGAAATTAAACTTTCTGCCTCAAACTAACAGTTTACCTATAGAATAAAATATGGTATAATATTTCAGTAATACTACAGCAATATAAGGAAATACAAAATATGTCTTTTGCAAATCTAAAACGTAATCGCACTGACTTCTCAAAGCTAGTAAGTGCAGCTCAAGCTGCAGGCGGAGGAGAACAGAAGCAATCATACGGTGACGATCGTATGTGGAAACCTACAGTTGACAAAGCAGGAAATGGTTATGCCATTCTTCGTTTTTTACCATCAGCTGAAGGTCAAGATGTACCATGGGTACGTTATTGGGATCATGGTTTTAAAGGACCAACTGGTCAATGGTATATCGAAAAATCACTTACTACTCTTGGACAAACAGATCCTGTATCAGAAATGAATACTCGTCTGTGGAATTCAGGAATTGAAGATGATAAAGACACGGTACGTAAGCAAAAGCGTAGACTACATTATGTGGTAAATGCTCTTGTTGTTTCAGATCCTTCTGCTCCG